GGTTGTTCCTCCAGAGGCAACCACGATCCGATCTATGGAGCTGCGCCAAGCAACACAGCCTGCCACAAGAGAGTTATCAGACATCATAAACGAATATCTTTATCAAACTGATGACACAAGGCGTGGATACCCTTATAACAGATAAGTAAAGAGGGAAGTTATAATGCCAGCAAAAAAGCCCAAACGTGACGCATGTTATAAAAAAGTGAAGGCCCGTTATACACGCAATGGTGGAACGTGGCCTTCTGCTTATGGATCTGGGGCTTTGGTAAAGTGCCGAAAAGTAGGCGCAAAGAACTGGGGTAAGAAAAGTGCCAAAAAAAAGTAGCAGCAGCGACAGTCTCCGCAAGTGGTTTGGCCGTAATAAGGGCAAAGGCTGGGTTAATTGCAAAACAGGTGGCCCATGTGGTAGATCTGATCGTACTAAAGGTGCGTATCCTGCGTGTCGGCCAACTATGGCTCAATGCAAAAGTAAATCGGCTAAGTCTGCGGCCAAAAGTAAGACATCAGCCAAGCGCGTAAACTGGAAAGGGAAGAAAAGTGGTAAAAAAAGCAGTTGAAGCCCCCAAGGGATACCATTGGATGAAGTCTGGAAAAGGCTACAAACTTATGAAGGGCGATTATAAGCCCCACAAAGGCGCTGTTAAGAAGGCGTCATTTGACATTCAGAAGGCGCACAAAGCATGAAAAAACTAAGCCCAGCACAAAAGAAAATTGCCTCTAAAGCAAAGCCCAAGAACAAGATCACTGGCGCTGACTTTAAGAAGATGAAGAAAAAGAAGAAAAAGTAATGGCAGGTTTAGGTGCGTTAGATAATCTCTTATCTCTTGGCCGCGAGCTGTTCGGCTCTGCTGCTAGAGGCAACCCCAAGATCTCTGAGCTTGCGGAACTATCTGGCGTGGCAATGGATAAACTTGAAGACGCATCTCCAGAAGATCTGGCGGCTGTTTTGGATAGAGCTGCACGTCAGAGATTGATAGATCCGCGCAGTGCCAATAGCATCAAGATACAGATCGCCAAGGATGCGCAGCCAGATCTGCCCCGTCTTCGGGTTGATAACCCCGGCGGTGACTGGTTGGCAGGCAAGCTAAGACGGGCATTAGAAAAACGTCAAAGCGCAGAGCCAAATACTTATGAATCCACTTTGGGTTCTGGCCAAGGAGTGACAGGATACTTCAAAGAGCCAATTCGACTTAATCCAAACATGCTTTCCAACATAGCAGGATCTGTCGGTGAAGAAACATACAGACCAGATCCAGCAAAAATGCGCAGATTGCGTGAATCTATTGCAGAGACAGGCTACGATGAATCGCCAATCTTGATCCAAGTGCGCGAAGACGGTGTGCCGTTTGTTGTCGAAGGCAATCACAGGATCATTGAGGGCGTTGAGAGTGGCAGGCCAACTATACCAGTCGAGATAAAATACCTCAGAGGCGCAGAGGATGTCGAAGGTCCACTTAGTCCAGCAGCTTTAGGAGTACCAAGATAATGGCAACGTACAAAGGTAAAACCGTAAAGCTGAACAATCCCCGGCGCATTGCCAAGGGCGAGACATCTTACGGCAAGAAGAAGTCTGTGGTCTTTGTTAAAGACGGCGACAAGGTAAAGCGCGTGACCTTTGGCGATCCGAATATGACTATCAAGAAAACGCAGAAGGGCCGCAGATCAAACTTCAGATCGCGCCATAATTGTGATAACCCCGGTCCTAAGACGAAAGCTAGGTACTGGTCATGTAAGGCGTGGTGATATGGTTGATAAAAGATTCCCAGAGGGTGCGATACGTCCAGACGGATTGCCCAACATCCCATCACAGGCTTATGCTGATTATTTAACTGATTATTACGATGCCAATCCTATGATACCTCGCGCAGATCCTGTGGGTTATGTTGCGCCTGCGCCAAAACGATCAGAAGCGCCACTTAGTAACTATGGGTTTGATGTGGCAGGCGATTACATCAGAGATGCAGGTCAATCTTTTAAGAACGCTGTCACAGGTCAAGGTGTGGCCACTGTACTTCCAAAAATGCGCTTCTATCCCGGCGGCCCTACTGGGGCTGAATATCTTTATGGCGGAATTGCAGATGCTGGGTTGGGTGCTATTAATACTTTGCTTGCTGGCGTGGGAGCTGGATCTGGTTTTGTAGCGGAACAAATTCCATTCCAAAGCGAAAGCCAAGAAGACAGGCTCTCTAGAGATCTCATGGCTGGTGTTGAGTTTGCAGAACAATATGTTGCTCCATCTTTGGGAGCTATTGGTATATTCAGCAAGTTGGGCAAGGCATCTAAGGCTATGTCGTTTGACAGAGCTGCTAATGCGCCTGTTGCGTCTGCTGCAACTACTGCGCCTGTTGCGCCTGTTGTCGGTCCACGAATTACAATATCTCCTAATTTGGGCAGTCTACCCATTGTAGATGCGGCAGCAGCGGCAAGAGCCGCAGAGAGTACAAACCGATTAAAAGAAATTATGTTCAGCCCATCCCTAAGAGCTGCTATGAATTTAAAGCAGAATAAAGGTCCGTATGAGCAGCTAAAAGCTACAATGATCAAGACAGGTGCAAAGCCAGATGAGCTTGAGTGGTCTGGTGCAGATGATTTCTTCAGTGGCAAGAACGTAACCAAAGAAGAAATTGTTGACTACCTTGAGCGAAACGATCCGCGCTTAGTTCCCAATGTGCGTCGAGCCAGTGGTGTTCTTGGAACAGAACGCGCCAGTATGGATATGCGTGAAGCTGTAGATCAAGTTATGGAAGATCAGCCTTTTTTAAGTGAAAGTAAGAATAATGAAATTGATGTTCTAGCAGATTACCTTCCAGATGGTGGCTATCGCAGGCCAGACGAACTTGACGATGAAGAGCTTGAAAAACTTGCTATTTTAAAGGGTACTACATTTGATGACCTTAGAGGCAAGGAATGGGTATATATAGACGAAAATGGTGATGCTGAATTTTTTCAATATTCAGATGAAGCTGTCGCCCATCAACATGGCGGTGCTGATAGACTTGATGAGGAACTAAACATAACAATTAGAGAAAATCTTGAAGATGAATACGCACATGATCCGCCAAACTTTATGGCTCGTTATGCAATCGAAAATCCTGATTCTATAGATGCAGGAGACACTCAATTCGCTCAGTATTTCCCAGAGGGCGGTACGGATTACACAGAGAGCTTATTTCAATACACAGATCCTACTGGTCGTATTAAAATAGATACGTTGGCAGCAAGTAGCCACTTTGGCGAAGATAATGCTGGCACAATCTTCCACACACGCCATGCAGATTATGTAAACGAAGACGGCGACACAGTTCGTTACGTTGGCGAAATACAGTCAGATCCGCAGCAGCGTCTTACTGAAATAAATACGGTTACAGATTACGAAAGGTCTTTGCTAGAAGAAGAGATGACACAGCTAAGAACCGATATGAAATTAGTTGAAATCAGAGCTGTTGAAGATCAAAAATTAGCTTTTGAATCTGAATTGGATGAATTTCAACTAGCAAGGTTAGGGTATGAGACTTCAATTTATAATTTAAATAAAGATTTAAAAAACCCAAATTCTTACACCAGTCAACTTTTTGATACTTTAGCTTCAAAAATTGAAGGGGAAATCCCATCTTCTGGAGAATTAACTGATGCTCAAGAGGAGCTTGTAAACGCATATATTCAACAAAGAGGTAATCAATTCCGTGGTGGTCGGCGTTGGACTCGTCTTCAAGGCGCACAAGATATGGTTTATGAATACTTAGTCGGTAGCGAAGTAAGCTGGCTTCCTGAAGATACTAAGAAGAGAATATTTGATATTGCTGAAGATGCAGTAAATAAACGGCAAGATCTAAAGAAAGATTTAATAGAACTTGAAACTAAGGTTTACGATGGTGACGTTGCTCAAGGCAGTAAGATACTGAAACCCGGCGGTCCCTTCATGTCTTCTCAAAACAAATGGCTGGACGAAGGCTTGCGGCGGTCAATATATGATGCCGTCAAAGATCCAGACGTTGACTATCTGGCATTTCCAAATGATCCAGAGGCGATTGCCAAAGTTGGTGGTCAAACCGCAGGCACGGTCAAAGAAGGCACAGTAAACTATTATCAGCGTGATGTGCAAAACCGCTTGAAGAAGCTGCTAAAATCATTTTCTAAAGATCTTTCTGTCGATGAAATAAATCTACAGTCAGAAGATTTCGGTGCGTTCAGCAGCAAGGGCTTCAAGATTACGCCAGAGTTTAGAAAAGCAGTAATGGAAAAAGGCATCCCAACATATGTCGTGCCATTAGCAGTTGGCACTGGAATGGGTTACGGTGCATTAGATCAAGTAGGAGGTCAAAATGGCGAGAGCGGCAGTTAAAAAAGTAGCGCAGGCAGAAATACGCGCAGCCAAGAGCTTTCTAGAGCGGCGTGGTCTAAAGTCAGATGAAATATCGCCACGCAAGTTCGCAATTGCAGCTAAAGAACTGGACAAAGGCTTTTCAGACACCCTGAAGGTGCTGGCCCGTGAATTATCAGCGGGTAATGTTTGATGAATCGCGCAAGTTTTGGCGCATTAATGTCTAATGGAGGACAAAACATGAAGTATGGCAAAAAGAAAACTATGAAACCTGTCAAAAAGAAGGTAATGAAGAAAAAGGCAAAGCCTAAAAAGAAAGGGTACTAAATGTCAGAATCTAAAGATGTCGAAGTTCACGTTTCTGGTGTTTCAATGACGGGAGCTGTGAAAGATGACAACAAGCGATCTGCTTCAACAGATCAGAAAAAATCTGGAGAAAAGACGGCTTGAGATAGCCGAAGATATGGTTGATGGTCGGATGGCCGACATGAATGCCTATCACAAAAACGTAGGGATCTCAGAGGGATTAATGCAAGCCTCTGAGGTTATCCGCGAAACATTGAAGACTTTAAACGAAGAGGATGTATAACGTGTCTCATCAGCATGATAAAATATTTACGGATGAAGAAACCAACGCAACAATTGGATCTCATCAACTGCCAATCCCCTTAAATTGGAAAGTTTTAGTTCAGCCTAATCAGGTTAAAACAAAAACATCAGGCGGCATATTGCTGCCCGAATCCTCTAAAGACAACGAAGAATACCTGACAGCTCACGGCACAGTCTGCGCCTTGGGTGATTTAGCGTATCGTGACAGAGATACAGGCAAGCGATGGCGGTCTGAAATTTGTCCAAAGGTTGGAGATCGCGTGACCTATGGTAAATACGCTGGTCAAAAGATTGTTGTAAAAGGCGTTAAATTCCTTCTGTTGAACGATGATGAAATCACATCGATCTTGCCAGATGGCGTTGATGTCGCTGCATATGTAGGGTGATTGATATGGCAGAAAAAGAACAAATTCTGGAAGAAATCGAAGCCGAAATTCAAAAGGCTAAAGGTGAAACAGAAGAGTTTGAAATTGAATTGGTTGATGATCCCGTCCAAGAGGCGAAGGAAGAAGCCAAAGATGTTTCGGAAGAAAAAGAGGATGACTATGGACCTAAAGTTCAAAAGCGCATTCAAAAACTGGTCGGTCAGCGTCGAGAAGCTGAAATCCAAGCTAGGGAAATTCAAGAACAGAATGCCCAGCTTCAAAAACGACTTGAGCGTTTGGAGCAAGGATCTCAGCAATCTGCTGAACAGGCTTTTAATCAGCGTTACACTCAAACCAAAGCAGCTCTTCATAAAGCTGTGGAAGAGGGTGACACAGAGGCTCAAGTAACATTCCAAGAGCAAATGGCTGACATGAGAGCGGCCATGCGTATCGCTGAAATGCAAAAACAGCAAAGTCAACAACGTGCTGCTGCATCGCCTACAGTTGGCCGTGCGCAGCAAGCTGCACAAAACCCTGCACCAGAAAAAGCTATGGGTTGGTGGCAAAAAAACAACTGGTTCAACGCCGCAGGCTTTGAGCGTGAAACAGCAGCAGCGCGAGCTATTGATGTTCAGTTGGACTTGGAAGGTTTCGACAAAAATTCAGACGAATATTATGATCATCTGAACAACCGTTTACAAAAAGTATTTCCTGAGTTAGTGTCAGGATCAAGTCCAAGTAAACCAAGAACGAAAAGTAGACCACCAGTCGCCCCAACTACAGGCGGTTCTTCAAATTACAAGGGCAATAGAGTTAGGATGTCAGCAGAACAACTCAGAATGGCTAGAGAACTTGGAATCAATGATGAAAAAGGTCTTAAAAAATATGAAGCCGAAATTCGGCGTCAGCAAAGGAGCCAATAATGTCTGATAAACGTAATGTTCGCGCAAACGAAGCTCGCAATTCCGTGCGTGATGAGGAATCTCGTCCCATGACGGCATGGAAACCACCATCACTTTTGGACGCCCCCGAAGCACGTCCCGGCTATGTCCAAAGGTGGGTAGCTACCTCGATTCAGGGTAAGGAAAGCCCAGACAACGTATATAAACGTATGCGTGAAGGATGGGAACCGCGCCCTGCTGATACTGTGAAAAGTAAGTTGTATCCAACTATCAATCATGGCCAGTGGGCAGGATCAATTGGAATTGAAGGCATGTTGCTTTGCGAAATGCCAGAAGAAATCGCGCTTCAAAAGCAAGATTACTACTCTGGTAAAAATGAAGAGCAAAATGAATCAATTGCAGGGGATCTTGATGCGTTAGGACGGCGTAGTGGACAACCAATCTATCAAGAGCGGAAGTCTGAAACCAGTCGTGGCAGATCTTTATCTGCCGCAAGCGACTAATTAACGCTAAAAGGAGCGAAAAATGGCAAATGCAGATGCAGCCTTTGGGTTTATCCCAGTTCGTCACATGAGCGGTAATGCACCTCGCACTAACCAATACACCATCACAAGTGGTCTTGCAGAAAACATCTTCACAGGTGATCTCTGCGTTCTCACAGCAGATGGGGTTGTTACGCCACACACGGCCACAGAAGCTAACAACATTGGTGTCTTTGCAGGGTGTTCTTACACAGCAAGTGACGGTTCTTACGTCTATAGTGAATACTGGCCATCAGGCACAGTAGCTACTGACATCATCGCATATGTATATGATTGTCCATATACTGTGTTTAAAGTTCAGTCTGCGGGTTCCCCTGCTCAGACCAATATCGGCAACTGTGCTGATGTTGTTGCTGGCGCTGGGTCCACAACGACTGGTCAATCAGGTTTCGAATTGAATGGAACAATGGCGGCTGGTGCTGCTTCTTGTAAAATTCTTTCTTTGGTATCTTCACCAGAGAATGCATTCGGGGCTAACGCTGTCATGGAAGTGCTTATCAATGAGCATCTTCTTAAAGACAGTGCTGGTATCTAGGAGGGTATAAACAATGGCTATGAATAGAGCAAATTTTGCTAAAATGCTTGAGCCGGGTCTGAATACTCTTTTCGGACTCGAATATGACAGCTATCCAGCCGAATATGAGGCGGTATTTGAATCAAACACTTCGCAAAAAGCGTTTGAAGAAGATGT